TGTCAACAAGAAAAATAAAAAAAGATTCGGCTGCGGTCCTGCCGGGCTAACCCGAACAATTGTTTGGGTTGTTGCTGCTCACGCGCTGCGTGCTGCGCTGCCAAAAATTTTCAGGATTTGCTGCGTGCTGCCGCTGCGCTGCTGAGGGTCTGGGTGTAACCCGAACAATTGTGCGAGTTGTGCTGCTTGCTGCGGCTGCGTTTTCTGATTCTAACTTTCTGCTGCTGAGGGCAGCGAGTCATCTTGTTGCTGCTGACTCAGCTGCACCCCGAATAACCCGAACAATTGTGCGATTTGTCATCCCGCGCTGCGCTGCCGGAAAAAACTACTGGCTGCAATAACACTGCTATAGGTAACCCGAACAATTCTTCGGTTTGTTTTCCCCGGTTGCGAATCTAAATCCCGACCCCGGCAGCTTGGCAGGTGCTGCTGTTACAACTGGTGCAACCCGAACAATTTGTCGGGTTACGGTCCAGACAAAGTGATGGCAGCCCGAATCTTTCATTTTTGATAGAAGGATTTTAAAGGCTTCTGAGTGCAACCCGAACATGTTTGCTAACCCGAACCCGAATAAGTTTGTAAAGCTGCTGGGAGATGTGTTTCTGGGAGTCTAAGACCCCGTAAGCCCGCCCGCGCATAGCGCAGAGCTTATTCGACAAGGCTTTCGCTATCGTAAGTTATGTCGATTTGTTCGGGTTCTATGGGATTTTCTTCAGGTGTTACATCAATCATTCGATCTTTAGCACGAGTCATAAATTCCTGTAGCTGTTGAACGATTTGATCACGGGTTAGGGCATCAACGTTTTCGTGTGTTACGTGGCTACGGGCTACCATAAGACCTGTTACCTTGAGGCGGAGTTCTTCGGCTTTAATAGCCGCCCCGAAGTTTCCTGCTTCCCACGCTTCATCTCTAAGCCTTTGCATATCCCGAACAGATTTGGTCACTGAGACCCCATACTTGCTTTCGAGTTCCTGTCTCATTTCTTCCATGCGTTCTTTTACGACTGGGTTATTGAGAAGCTGGACGGCTCTAACGTTTGGGGATTTATATCCTGCTGATCTGGCGGCTCCTGTCTGAGTCATATCTTTATGTATATAATTATCTAAAAACTTTTGTTGTTGCGGCTGCAACCTACGTCCGCCTTTTTCAATCTGTTCTCCAACCTTTGGCATTTAGAAACCTTTTAGCTTACATCACCTCTAAAACATAACCCGAACAACAAAAGATAACAAGCCCATAATAAACCAATACTTCCCATACTTGAACAATTTTTCTAAGATTATTAATTACATCAAGGGGGGGACTGTATATACCCCCCTATAAGGGGGTTGACGTAGTTGACGTAAAATAACCTATTGATATTAAACGATTTTCTACGTCAAAACGCAAAGTTGACGTAGTTGACGTAAACAACCTAAACCATTGAAAACAAATACAATTCCACATCAACGTCAACTACATCAACTTTTGACGTGAAATAAGTTGACGTAGAATATCGTTTAAAATCAATACATAACTTTTCTTATCTTTTTGCTTGACTGTACTAATCAGTATAGGTATACATGGGACAATTCTAGCAAACGGAGAAATAAAATGCAGACGATTAAAACAAAATATCTTGGAGCAACCCGAAATCAAGGTCCAAGAATTAAGGCCACACATTCTGGCAATTACACAAGTATTATCATGCGTTATGACCACGCGTTAAATTCTGAAGACAATTATATTGTAGCCGCGAAGTGTCTTGCTGAAAAGCTCAACTGGGATGGTCAATTTATTGGCGGTCATACAGAAGATGGCATGGTATTTGTAGACGCAAAACCTGTTTATGATTTTACAGTAACAAGAAAAGCGCCCAAATTAACTACAACCAAATCAATTGATGAAATTGCAGAAGCACTAGGAGCAGCATAATGGAACTAGGTGCAAAAAACTGTCTTAGGCTTTTGTTTCTTGATTGGGTGAATAACTTTATTAGCATTTCGGCTTTTGCTGATGAGCATGGATTAACAGAAGATGATGCTGAAATGTTAATTAGCATGGGACGCAGATACCACGAAGAAAGCGTTTCTTTAATTGCTAAATTTGTTGCAGATGTTGAAAGCGTTCTGACCAAGGAGGACGAATAATGTTTTATATGGCATATGGAATGAATACCAACCGCGATGCAATGGCGGCTCGCTGTCCTAAAGCAAAACCTATGGGCGCGTTTTACCTGCCTGATCATAGGCTAGTATTTCGCGGCGTTGCTGACTTTGTGGAAGATACAGAAAGCGTTTTACCTGTTGTACTGTGGGAAATTACGCCCGATTGTTTACGTGCGCTTGATCAACTGGAAGGCTACCCTCATTTTTACAATCGTCGCAAGTTAAACGGCGCTTGGATTATTTACGAGATGGTTGACCAAACCCGAACGCATTTGCCAAATAATGGATACTATCGCATGATTGAGGAAGGCTACAAGGATTTTGGCCTTGATGATTGGCACTTACGCCACGCAAAAGCAGATGCAAGGGATCTAGTAGCATGAAGTTTATTCAACAAACAAATATAAACGGGGGCATTATTTTGCTGCCCAAAGAAATTGCAAGAAAAGCAAGGAGAAAGTAAATGACTAAACAAACATATAAAAAATGGAGCATGGCAGATCATGCAGAACTGGTATTGATGCGCGAAGCTAGAGTAGCAACCAAAGAAATCGCTAGGGCTTTGAAGCGTACACCTTCATCTGTAGTTAATCACATATACCAACACGAAATACCATATGGAAGAACTGAAACTTTTAACGAGGTTATTGATGCCGCGCTTGCCAGAGGTGAAATAGAAATTAGCAATAATGATAATATTTTGTTTAAACCTGATATAAATAATAAAAATCGTGCGAACAAATGGATTGCACGAGAGAGAGCATCCCGAAAGCAACGCAGAAAAAATACTTTTATGATGGTTATAACTGCTTTTATTGTTTTTGTTGGGCTTGTTTCTATTTATCTTCAAATAACATAATTAAAATGACCCCGCAGAAATGTGGGGTTTTTTATTGTCTAATTTATAACCCGAACAAGTATTCGGATTACATAACCTACAGCGGTGTTTTGTGTACCAGTAGTATTTTAACCTATAGCTGTGTTTTATGTACCAGTAGTTTTTTTAATTGACTGATTACACATTCCTACGTTATTATAAATACATCGCATTGTTTTTTTTTGTTTTGCAATGCGCATAACTACACCCCCGACTGGCTAGGTTTCGCACTGCAACGTTGGGGGTTTTTTTATGAGATGATGAAAAACGGATTTAAATCCCGATTACAATCCGACCCGAACATAAATTTTATTATATATACTGTTGACCCCGATCATAAGAAATGTTATGTATTAGGTCTAGCAAAGAAAGGTAATAAAATGACGCAATCATATCAATGGCTTATCACCTCAACTGGTTCTTTTGGGTACGACAAGCAAAAGGTTATTTATAGAAATTTATGTATATCTGAAGAGCTACCCGAAAACTTTGAGGATGCCTGCCACTTGGCGTACGATCATTGCAAAGATGATGAATCAATCCGAGTTTTACGCCTTGATCGAGATACCAACACATTTGAGGATCAGACCGATGAGGCTGCATACTTTGTGGCTCTACACCTGCTTGACCCAAGCGACCAAGAGTATGGCTTCCCCGAATGGGCGCAGGACGCGTTCGATAGCATTGATAAACAACCAACTGAAAAAGATCAAAACTAAACAAACCCGAAATGGAGAAACAAATGATTAAGAAATTACAAGATAAAAGAAGCAACAAAAAATGGACTGCTAAGGAAATTCAAGATTTGCTTCAATTTAAATCCCAAGGCTTTAATAATAGCGAAATTGGTGCTTACCTTCAACGATCTGAAAAAGCTATTGATTTAAAAATGTCTAAGCTAAGGACAGCGATAAAGGGCGCAGGAATGTCAGTCGATAATCCTCCTTCTTTAACAAATCTCAAACCTTACACACATAAATTTGAACTTCCAAAAAAGAATCTTATGGTTGATCGCATTTCTGAGCGTAGAATAGAGCTTAGTAAGCAGGAGAAGATGGAAAAAACCATAGCCAAGCTTACGTGGGTTATCTGGGTTGGTGCGATTTGTGGTGTGTTCTGGATTGGTACTATGGTAGGGAAAATATTGTAATGTCTGAAAAAGATTTAGAGCTTCAACGTATGCTTAATGACGTGTTTGCAAAAGTATTTGGAAAGGATTGGTAATGGCTAAATGGAGCAAACCTATAACGATTGATACGTCTCAACGCCCTACATTTAGGCATATCCTTGAGAGATTAAAGGACATCAAGACGCAATCCGATTTGGAAAGCTTAAAGGACGAGGTTCAAGGGTATTTACCCTTGGATCAGTTCGAAGAGGACTTTGATGTCACCGCAGCGGTTGATAATTTAAAACGTGATTACATTTCAAGAGCTATAAGCAACAGCAAGACGCTGTACGAAGCCGCAGATTTGCTCGGCTTAAAGAGCTATCAGGTTTTGGTTAATTGGATGAAGCGGTTAGATATTAAAAATGGGTGATAAAAATTTTAAATTAAAATATGGTTCAGTATGTTCTGGCGTTGAAGCTGCTACAGTAGCTTGGCACGATTTAGGCTTTGAACCGCAATGGTTTAGCGAGATTGATACATTTCCAAGTGCTGTATTGCAACATCACTACCCCGAAATACCAAATCATGGAGACATGACAAACTTTAAGGAATGGAATAATGACAAAACAATTGAGCTTCTCGTTGGCGGGACACCATGCCAGAGCTTCAGCGTTGCAGGACTTAGAAAAGGATTATCGGACCCAAGAGGCAACCTTATGCTCACCTATCTTGCAATGGCTGAACGATTTAAGCCCAAATGGATTGTCTGGGAAAATGTACCCGGAGTATTGTCATCTAACGGCGGACGAGATTTTGGAACCTTCATCACGGCGTTGGGGAAAATCGGGTATGGGTTCGCCTACAGAGTGTTGGACGCTCAATACTTCGGAGTTCCACAAAGACGCAGACGTGTGTTCGTTGTCGGATGTCTTGGAGATTGGCGAAGTGCCGCAAGTGTTTTATTTGAGTCCGAAAGCCTGTCAGGGAATCCTGCGCCGAGCCGAGAAGAGAGGCAAAAAGTTGCCCCAACAGTTAGCACAGGCCCTCCTTTCAGTCGCACAGGAAACTCCAGAGTAGAGACAGATGCACTCGTAACATATGCAATGCCGGGAAATTGGATTGGCAGAAAGCCAGAGAATGGCGGTAATCAGGTAGAACCTTTTGTAGAATTATCGCCATGCCAAACTGCAACAGATGTTCATGCGGTTGCTTACGAACACCACTCACAAGACAGTCGGGTAAAAGAGCTGCCAGAAGTATGCTCCACTGTTACAGCTAAGTACGGAACTGGTGGTGGTAATATGCCTATTGTCGCAACAAGCTATGTTAGACGCTTAATGCCAATAGAATGCGAACGGCTGCAGGGCTTTCCTGATAATTACACTAAAATTTCATGGCGCGGAAAAGAGCCAGAAGATTGTCCAAATGGTCATAGATATAAAGCTATGGGCAATTCAATGGCTGTTCCAGTTATGCGATGGATTGGTGAGAGAATAAAAAAAATAGAAGAGGGAGTAATTTAGTAAAATAGTCGCGCAAGGCGGCGATTAATTCGTGTAAATGTTAGCGCATTTGGTAGCGAATTTATCTAAGTTATGATCTGATATTAACTTTGCCCGTTTAAATCTGATTAAATTTAACCGCCTTGCCTTTCTTTTATAAACAACACAAAAACTCAGTCAATCAATTATTGATTGAAAGCTAAATAAATGGTATAACCCGAACAAGTTCACTCGGAGATTATACATGGTAGCCTCACCCTACGCAAATTCTATAAGACGTATGCCGTTTTCACAGCCTAGTTTTTCGTCTGGAATTATGGGTTCTCAGCAGATGCAAAGGATGCAACCGAGGGGAGTTTTATTAAATACGGAGAATGTATCGATGAGGCCCAACCCTAATAACAATCTCCCAACAATCAATTCATTCTTTGATGCGCGGGCAGGCTCAATGCCATTGTCGGAAGCTGGTCAAGCCTTCGAAGATAAGTTTAAAGAATTTACTGGTTTAGGAAATGATGGTTACGGAAGTATGTCGCAAGGTCCAAATGATCGTAAACTTTCAGATGGTTTTTTTGTAAACGATCCAAGAAGAAAAGGACCAAAACCTAGTCTTTTACCTGATGGCGTTATTCCTAGAGGTGGTTTTAATATAGACCCTATGAATAATTTATCTGGGGCTTCTGATCCGATAAGAAGCGAATATGACAGACTAAAGAAAGAAGCCGCAGATCAAAGAGCCAACGGATTTATGGGTCGTGTTGTTTTACCGACAGAAAATCAAACTTTTGAACAATTTAGAGATGCACGTAAAAATTCTGATGACTATGATCCTTCATCCATGGCTTCGCAACTTCAACCTGAAATAGACCCAACCACTGGCCTAGTCGCAGAAATGATGACTTCGGGAGGTAATATTCTCAATCCAAGAAACCCTAATTTTAATTCTAAACCTAAGTTTGATCAATCTTCTTTTGATGATTTTATGGGTGGATTAACGCAAGTTCAAAGAAATTTAATAGGTAGCTATGGTGCAAATCAAACATACCAAGCGAATGAGCAGTATCGTAACCCGAACATGGGTATGGGTATTGGTGGTCAAAGACCTACAGGCATGGGAATGTTTGGTGGATTTCCTCAAAGACCTCCGCAAAGACCGCAAGGTATTATGGGTGGATTCGGCAGACCTCAGTTTCCTCAGATGATGCAGCGCCCGCAGCCAATGAATTATTCGGGTTACGGCGGTATGCAGCGCCCGCAGCAGAATTTTTACGGAGGAATGCAGGGTGGAATGCAGGGTGGATACGGAAGACCGCAGCAAAATTATGGTGGATATGGTGGATATGGTGG